TCAGTCATCACCTGACGGGGCAAACATATCGACCTGACGACGCGCTATCTCATCTTTCCGCACCGCCTTCACAATCTTATAAATCCACTGAAGCGACACCCCCCACTTACGCGCCAGGTCGCTCTGATTGGTGCCGTTGAACTCCTCGTAAATCAGCCGATCCCGCCGACTCAACTTACCCGCCAGTCCCATCGGAAAATACACATTCTGACCACCCCAATGCGCCGCCATACGATCGGCGACCTCCTTGGCCACATGACGGGCAGACCCCTCATCCATCGACACCAACTCCTTCAGCGAAGCCGCCACGTGTTCAGTCAGATCAACCAGCAGCTCCGGCCCCTTGCTTCGGAAGTCACTCATACATCCACCACCGCAGCAGGGCCAGACTCATTGATCCTGCTCCTTCACCAACGTAAACCAAGCCACATCAACGCCCCGAACCGTCACTGTATTGCAGGTAGATTGCCCCGCAGGCGCATAGCGAATCCCCCGCAACTGATACCCGAACCGCTCCATAAACAGCTCAACACTGTCCTGTTCGATAAAAATCTTATTGTCCAGAAACACCAAAAGCTTGATCGAAACGCCGGCCTCACGAATTTCACGAGTCAACTCATTGAAAGCCGAAAGCCTCGCCGGGAACGCCTCAGTCAAAATACTCAACGGCTCAACCACCGGTGCACCCGCCAGATTCAAAGCATCCATCTCACACCCCCTTAACGACATCGGCAGTCACCATCGGCACCCCAAGCTGAACAGCCAGATTCATCGCCGCGATTACCAAATTGCCGATTGCCAAGGGGTAAAGCAGCGACACGGTCACATCCCTACCTCCATGACGTGCTGGCTGAGATAGCCGCGCAGCAATCGCCTGAATACCACCCTCATCAATGACCTCTCCGAGCGCTTTGCCCGCCCGGTCAAAACGGAACGTCAAAAACTCCTTCAAGCGCGAATGATCAACCGGCATCAGCGTGACCCGCTCACACCGCTGCACCACCTCACGTACATCGGCATTACGCTCACTCAACTTCACCCCCAACTCGGGCTGGCCAATCATGATAATGCTCACCAACTTAGTGAACCCCACCTCCAACTCCAAGATGCGCTTAAGGTGCTTAAGCGTCGGAATCGGCAAACAATGAGCCTCCTCAATCACCAAACAATGGCGATACCCGGCCGCATGCGACTCCTTCAGCGCCTTATGCAACTGAGCGAACCGCGCCTCAGGGCTGCTCTTAGGCTTAGCCAGCGGCGAGACAGCCGCCATCATCGACTCGGCAATGTGCGTGCTCTTCAACGATTTACCCTTAGTGTCATTGTCCTCAGACGCCAACACATAAGGCTCAATGACAATCACCGGGTCAGTATTCTCAACAATTCGATTCACCAAATCCCGGCGAAGCGTGCTCTTACCGGCTCCCGATTCCCCCTCAACCGCCAAAAACCCACCATGACGCGCCGTCTGATACATCACCTCACGCACATACCGAATATCCGGGCTCACCCACATATCCTGGGCACACTGCAACTCATCAAACGGATCGCGAAACAAACCAAAGGCCTTACGAGTCGTTGGCTGTAACGTCTGCTTTGGCAGCAACATCAATTCGTCCTCCCTGGACGGCTCATTCAAAAGGGCCGGCCCCTTCGTGTTGGCGCACGGCGGGTCCACTTCATCAAACGCATGGGCGATAGCGGCATCATTGGCGCCGGATTCAGTCAAAAACACCCGAATACGCCCCTGTAATTCGTCGCTGTCTAGACTGCGCGGCCAATGCCCGTGGTTCACCAACTGCGCCACCGTCGCACCGCTCAGGCGCAGCGACTGAGCCAACGCCGACTGAGGTCGGCCAACCGCCTGCAGAATCTTCTTAAGCTTCAACATCACTCACCTCCAACCACCGCCCGAACCAGGCTGAACGGCTTACGCAGGACCTCAATGGGTCGATTCAGCTCGGCCTCAACGGCCTCCAGCTGCTCTTCAAGAACACCTTCCGGAAAACGCTGCTGCAGCCAGCCAAACGTCTCGGCCGTCCAAAGATGGCCAAGCCGCGGACGTAACAACTTCGCAGCCTCAACATGACTGAGCGGCACAAACTCAACGGAAGGTGCATCAACATTAAGCGCAGTGCCGCGCCGTGGCAGATAAGCCGGCAGCACCGTGTCATTCACATGTTTATGTGGATCAATCAGCCCACCGAACGGCACGGCCTTCGCCTTACGAGCAGCCTGAGCATCGGCCTCATTCGTCGTGCCAGTCGCCAACTGCTCCAACGCCTTGCGCGACACCTGGGCCGGCGTATCGCAATGGCGCTTGAACTGCTCACCGATCATCGCGGCCGACTCGGCAAACCCAAACGCATCCACCCCAACGCGCTCAATCACGTGATACCGCTCACGCCCGTCATCGCCCACCAGCACCGCAATCGCCGAGTCCTTATCGCGCCAACAATTGCGAGTGACCAGCAGCTTTTCACCCACCATCACCCCCGGCACCGAACTCACATCAAACTGCGCAGCGCGGAACGAAACCCGCAGCAAATTACTCACCTTGCGATGTTCCGGCGTACTCACCGCCAGCTCACGACACACCTCAACACTCGGTGCCAGACGCAACTGCTCTGGCAAAATCAACTGCCAAACCCCATACCGAGTACGGCGCGTGCGGGTATGAATAGACGTCGCATTGAAGTACCGCATCCACCGACCGGCCCAGGCATTAATCTGCTCCAGACTGCTCGCCGCCTGAAACTTCAAAGCACTTTCGAACTCCCGTTCAACAAGGTTATGCGCCTGTTCGACCTGACCCTTGGCCCGCGCATTACCGGCCCGATTAATAATCAAATCAATCGACAAAACACGGCAAAGATTACGGAACATTCCACTGGTCATCGCCGCCCCAGGGTCCGTCATCAACACCCAAGGCACCCCATGAAAAGGGTCGGACTCACTGCGCTTTTGCATCGCATTAATCAACACACTGCACAGATTCTCAGACGACTCCGCCCCCAACACATACTCCACATACAGCGTGCCGCTCGTATGGTCCGTGATCACATACCGCCACAGCCGCTGGCGCTCGATCTTCTTCAGATTGGCGGGCTTACCGTCGTAAAACTCAGCCTTATTCATCACCCGAGCGCCGTCATCGGCCAGATAAAACTGCGTCGAAATAGACGCATCAATCTGCCAAACATGATTGGGATGCTGACTCGCCAGCGACACCGCCGGCGCGTCCTGCAACAACTGCTCGGGGTGCAACTTATAAGCGCGCAACGCGCGGCTGATAGCGCTACGGCTCAAGGGCCGAAACTCACCCGTCAGCTCATCCACCCGGCCAGCCACCACCAGGTGATTACTGCGCAAGCGCTCAACGGCCCGCACAATCGTCGACAACTGCTTATTGTTCGCCCGGATCGACTCCAGCAACACCGCCGAAATCAACCGCGCCTCCTCAATCGGCAACGCGCTACAACCCGCATCACTGCGACGCTTACGCGGCTTAGCCAAACGCACCGCCTTCAACTGGCGTTGCAGGGTAGAAATAGACACTCTCAGCGCCAACGCTCCAGCCTGGTAAATGGCCGTACGCTCGCCATGCGCTGCCGCATCAGCGCGCTGCGCAACCTGCATCAACTGCTCGATATGAACCGGATTCATCAATCAGGCCTCCGCAGGCATCAGCCAGACCGCGGCGCCATCCACCTGATCGACCAAATTGAACTCACTGCGAACCGTCCCCAGCGTGACCTCCAACTGCCGAATCAGACCGGTCTTAAAAGCGCGGTGATCCTCGCCGTCAACAGCCAGCGCCCCAAGCTTGGCAAACCCCTCACGCAACGGCCCCAACACACTGGCCTCCGCCTCATAAGCAATCGCCGCCACCTCCCCACGTAAAGCCTTCGCCGCCTCATCCGCCGGCATCGCCTGAATCCGCTTACGTGTTAACTCCAACTCCCGCCGGGCCTTATCCAAATCAACACTCTTCTTCGCCATCACCTCACCTTGCGCGGCGTAATCAGCACTCGACTCATCAAGGCGCCGGCCCTGTGCCTCCTTCTCCTTGGCGTGCCTGGCAATAATCTCCTCGGCAAGCTCAACAAACGCCTCCTTATCGCCGGCCTTCGCCACCTCAATCAGCGCCGCCTGCTGGTCCTGTGGCAAGCGCCGATATTGACCCAACTCTCGGTAACCAATCCCCATCCGCGACATCGACTCCAACGCCTCCTCACCGAAGGCCCGCAAGTTCGCAATATCTCGATCTACCTGATCAACCGAGCGCCCCAACAACCCACAAAACTCAACCCACGTCCCGCTCAGCAACCCCGCACCGTGCGGACTCTTACGCCCGGCCATCCCCCGATACAGCTTGTTCTCCTTCACAAACGCCAACTTCGACGTCCGCACCGTGCGGGAAAACTCCTCAAACACGCCCGCCATCTGCGCCTGGCCCAACAACTGATTCACCATGTCCCGCTCTTCACTGTGCGAGGCGTGAAGCACCGCCATTGCGTTCTGATCAGCCGTCAACATCGCCCCATTCAAAGCGGGCAACGCCAATGCCTCGACGGGAATGCTCTTCGTCCGTGCCATACAACCTCCTTAAACGATCGATCCAGCGGCAATCCGCTGATTGATTTCCTGCATCCGCCCCGTCAAACGAACCATGTGCTCGGCGTGTGCCTGTGCGATCTGCAACACACCCACCGAGTGCGCAAAGCGGCCGTTATCCAGCTTCACCGCCAGACCTTCCTCAATCAGCGTCTGCATCGCCCGCGTGATATTGCTGGGGCTGTCCTGCGTCAGGTAAGCCAGCTCCGAATTACTCAAACCCGTCACCGTGTGGCCCTTCAACGCCTTCAACACACGCAACACCCGCGCAGCCGCTGACACCGTGCGATTCATAAGCTCGCCTCCGGCCCAAACATTTCAGGTAAATTGACAGCCTCAATACCCATGGCATTAACCAGCGAACGGGTTAGGCCTGTATTGAAAACACCGAAAACGGTGTGGGTTCGTGGGTTTTTTGTAGGAAATGTCTTTTTTTGCCCTGCGCACGCACACGGCAGGTGTTTTAAAGCGGTAGATTCCAAATAACCGATATGATTTTTCATCCTGAGCCTCACGCCACAAAGCGGTTGAGCTCAAGGGCCGTCGCCGGGTCAGTACAAATTTCCCCGGCCTTAAGACCCAACTTGATCGCAATCTCGTGGGCCTGACCGCGCACACATTTCTTGCGCCCACCCAACACCTCAAACACCAGGTTGGGCGAAAAACGATTAGCGATTGCCCACTGGGTAATCGAAATACCTTTGGCCTTGAGCTCAGCTCGGGCCTGATCTGCAGTACGTAGCGCCATGGGGTCCCTCCGGGGGCTGCCGGCACCCGTTGCGGTGCCGATTAAGTTGCCGTTCGTGGTCGGACGGTGTGAACCCATAATGGAACCGAACGGTTCCTTTTTAAAGGCTTTTTGGTAACCGAATGGTTTCTTTTTGTGAACGACTGCGCGCAGAACGAACACGACTTGGCCTCAACCAAACCGACTTCGCGGCATTGGCCGGCGTGACCAAGAAAACGCAAATGCTCTACGAAGCAGACGAACGCGTGCCCGACGCCAACTACCTGGCCGCCATCGCCAAAGGCGGCGCCGACCTGTACTTCATCATCACCGGGCAAAAAATCGCCGCCACGCCGACCGCCATTGCATGGGCACCCATCGACAGCGAAAAACTTGGTCGAATCATCGAAATGCTAGAGGCGGCAGCCAAACAAGCCGGTCGGCGCTGGCCGTCCAAAAAATTGGCCGAAGTGGCCGCAGAGGTCTACAACGCGCTAGGTGAAGATCAAGGGATTGATGAACCACGCGTTGAGCGAATATTGAAGTTGGTAGTAAATCGCTAAATAGCAAAGGAGTTGTATGCCGAGCGAGGACGAATACCTGGTAAAAAATCTGTCAGCCAGGCTTTCTGAGGAAATCGAAAATCTCCCCAGGGATGGAAAAGATCACGAACTCACCATCAAAATCAAAGGTAACCGGGGACACATCAACCTCGGCCACCAGACCTTCGACATCAAGACCGCCAAAGAACCCCCACCAGAAGGCAGCGACCGCACCCGAGAATGCCCGCAATGTCATCGCGGCACCTGGCGCTACACGCAACTGTGCATGCACTGCGATTACAACCTGCACCGCCACGACGAAGTCGCTGAACACGAAAAAGAACAGGCGCGCAAAGATCGAAACAACCTACAAATGTTGAAGATCTGTGTCACCTGCGTGGGCATCGCAGTACTGAGCTTTTTCGTCAGAGACTTTCTGCCTGAAACATTAAAACCTTGGGCCGTAGGCCTGACAGGCGTCTTTGGCTTTTTTGCATTCATGATCATGACGTCACACAAATAAAAAGCCGCCTTGTAACCGGTCATGGACGACCAGAAAATCTAAAAGGAAGTTTTGATGAACGAGAAAAAAACAGAGTCCTGGAAAGATCGGCCCGTCGCCGAAAAGACCGCATTGATAATCAGCTGGGGTGTCGTGGCACTCATCATGGTTTACTGGTTTATACCCAGTAAATCCGCACCGACCGCCCCCTCACAAAGCATCGTATCTGAAGTACAGCCCCCCACAGCCCAACATACCCGTGCCAGTGCGCAAGCACTGACCAGTGCAACCCAATACCTGTCGCAATTGGACAACGCCATGGCTGAAGGCATACACATACTCAAGGCCAACCAACTCCCTGAGCTGGCGGCTCACAGCCAAGTATTCAAATCATTACTTGATGATGGCCACGTGAAGTTTGGTCGTTCTGTGTTTCAACCATTAGGCAGGTGCAGCGCAGCGGCCGTCTTTGCCAATAGCTGGTGGCAGGCCCAAGTGAGTGCTGCTCGCCGAGGAGGGGCAGAGTCGATTCCCGGCTCGATCCAAAGCAATCTGGATGAATACAAAATCAACCAAGCCGATTGCCTGAAAAGCGCAGATCCCTCGCTCGACACAACCGCAACAACTCAGAGCGACAAAAACGCTGGTGATAGCGAATGCCTTACAACCTTCACCATTGATTCGGAAACCAAGGAATTGGTGGCAAAAGTAAACCTGCGCATTGCAAACCGGATCAGTCCCCACGCACAAAAGGAGTTAGCAATTTATGTTTGACGACCTCATGAACGACAGTTGTTTCGTCATAGACGCAGACGGAAAGAGAATGGGACCATTCAAAACTGCCTTTACGAGAAAAAACAGCATCCATATTTTTGACTCGACGCTAGATACTCAGGAAGGCGACACGCTCGTTCAGACCTTACCTAATGGCAAGGAGTTGTTATTCAACATCACAGGCGTCAGCTATCAATCCGGCCTGGACGACATCCCAGGATGCTGGCACGTGGTTTATGCAAAAGGCGGCAATCAGCCCAAGGCGCCGCAGGTCATTAGCCCCACCTACAACTTCCACGGCTCCAACAATGTTCAGATCGGCGACAACAACATCCAGAACATTCGAAACGCGGTAGAAAGCTTGGTGGATGGCATAAACAACGCGCAGACAACACCTCAAGAAAAGGAAAAAGCCAAAGGCCTGTTACGCACATTCCTGGAGAACCCGACAACCGCCTCGGTACTCGGCGCAGCAGCCACCGGCGTACTCGCATTGCTCGGCTAACAACCTCCTTAAACCCGATTAAAAGCCCCTCCAGCCCACGCCGCCCACCATAGCGGCGTGTGCATTTCTGGCACCCGCACAACCGGGTGCCCTGACCGGAGGCGACCCCATGCGACCCGAACAACCCCGCGGCATCCGCAACTACAACCCCGGCAACATCCGCCACGCCAACGGCATCCGCTGGCAAGGCATGGCCGCCACCCAACAAGACAACCAATTCGTCCAATACCTAAACCCCCGCTGGGGCATCCGCGCCATGGCCCGCGTCCTCATCACCTACCAAGACAAACGCCTCGCCACCAACGGCACCCGCATCGACACCGTGCGCGAAATCGTCGAACGCTGGGCACCGCCCACCGAAAACAACACCGACGCTTACGTCATCAGCGTGGCACGCGCCTTGGGCCTCGACCCCGATATCGACAGCGTCGACGTCTACGACTTCGACGTCATGCGCGCCCTGGTCACCGTCATCATCCGCCACGAAAACGGCGCGGGTCCTTTACCGAGTGGCCGCTGGTACGGCGACGCCATCATCGCCGAAGGCCTGTCACTGGCCGGCATCGAGCGCGGCGTCACCCACGGCCAATCGAGGGAGGCCCCCACATGCCACTGATCAACAACTGGCGACGCAGCTACAGGCTCTACAGCATCCAGATCGGCCTGGTCATCGCCCTGATAGGGCTCGCCCAACTGGACCTGTTGCCCCTCTGGCAAACCCAGCTTTCACCCAAAGCCTACGCCGCCCTCAACAGCGCACTGGCCATCCTCCTGTTCGTGGCACGCCTGATCAAACAAGGCCCCGACCAACCAGCCCTGCGCTAAACCGCAAACCCACAGGCGGTGTTGAATGAACCTGAACGACCTCAACTTCGGCTTCCAGACCGTCCAGTGGCTGATCCTCACCGTACTGGGCGTCTACACCTTCATGACCAAACGCCAGGCTGCCAGCGCCCAGGAACTGCTCGAACTGCGCACCCGCATCGTTGCCCTCGAAGAGCACATCCGGCACCTGCCAGACCCAACCGCCGTCACCGACCTATTGGGCGACATGAAAGCCGTGCGTGCCGAACTGTCCGGCGTCAAAGACGCCCTCGGTCCATTAGCCCGATCGCTCGACCGCATCAACGACTACCTGCTGCGAGAAAAAACATGACCCACTACGCCGACTTCCTGCGCCAAGACATGCGCCTGGTCATCCTGCGGTTGCTGGTCGAAATGCCCGGCTACCGCGCCAACAGCTCCGTCCTCAACACCGCCCTCGACAACTTCGGCCACACCGCCAGCCGTGACCAAGTCAAAACCGAACTGCACTGGCTCGCCGAACAAGGCGCCATGACCCTCGCCGACGTAGGCCCCGTACTCGTCGCCACCCTCACCGAACGCGGCCAAGACATCGCCGCCGGCCGCGCCCGCGTGCCAGGTATCAAACGGCCGGGGGCCTGACCATGGCCGGCAAATCCTCCATCAACCGCCTGCCGCCCACGGTCAAGGCCTACATCCAAAAGCTCTTGCGTGAAGACCGCCTGACCCTCGACGACATGCTCGCCGACATCCAAGGTCGCTTTCCCAACGAAAAAGCCCCCAGCCGTAGCGCCTTGGGCCGCTTCAAAGTGGGATTCGACGAACTCATCGACAAAGCCCGCCAACAACGCGAAATGGCCGAAGCCTTTGTTGGCGCCTTTGGCGAAGACGCCTCAGACAAAACCGGCGTCCTGCTGGTCGAAGCCATCTCAACCCTGACCTACCAGGCCGCCATGGGCGCCCACGAAAAAGACGACGTCACCATCGCCGAAGTCTCCGCCTTGGCCCGCGCCGCCAAAGCCACCATGGAAGCGCGAACCCTCAGCGTCAAAGAACGCCAGGCCATCGAAAAAGCCACCCGCGAACGCCTGCTCCAAGAGCAAGCCGCCGAACTCGACAACGCCGTCAAAGCCCAAGGCATGACCGAAGACCAGGCCCTGTTCTGGCGGCAGAAATTCCTTGGCGTCAAACCATGAAGCCATCCTCCAGCACACTGCGCGTCATCGAATGGGACGAACTGCCGCCCAGCGTCCGGCAGATCCCTGAGGGCTACAACCCACTGCTCGACGGCATCCTCATGGCCCACCAGTCCCAATGGTTGGCCATCGATGCACACATCAAACTCTGTGAAAAAGGCCGCCGCACCGGCATCACATTCGCCGAAGCACTGGACTCGGTCATCACCGCCGCCTCGCAAAAAATTGCCGGCGGCATGGACTGCTTCTACATCGGCGACACCAAAGAAAAGGGCCTGGAATTCATCGGCTACTGCGCCAAATTCAGCCGCGTGATCGCCGAAGCCCAAGCCTCGGGCGTCAGCCAAATCGAAGAATTCCTGTTCCAAGACCAGGACGACGCCGGCAACACCCGCCAGATCAATGCCTACCGAATCCGCTACGCCTCAGGCTTCAAAATCGTCGCACTGTCCAGCAACCCGGCCGGTGTGCGCGGCCTGCAAGGCAAAGTCATCATCGACGAAGCTGCCTTCCACCGTGATGTCTCTGCCGTGCTCGACGCCGCCACCGCGCTGCTCATCTGGGGCGGGCGCATCGTCGTTATCAGCTCCCACAACGGCAAGGCCAACGCCTTCAACCAAATGGTCAGCGACATCCGCGACCAGCGCTATGGCAGCAGCGCCCAGGTCTTTCGCGCCACCTTCGACGACGCCGTCGCCAACGGCTTGTATGAACGGGTGTGCTTCATGGCCGGCAAGCTCGCCACGCCAGAAGGCAAGGAAGCCTGGTACAAACAAATCCGCAACGCCTACGGCCCGCGCAAAGCGCAAATGCGCGAAGAACTCGACGCCATTCCTCGCGACGGCAACGGCGTCTGCATCCCAGGCGTCTGGATCGATGAAGCCATGCGCCCCGGTCGCACCGTCCTGCGCCTGGCCCTCGACGACGACTTCACCCAACAGCCGGTCTACCGGCGCGAGGCCTACGTCAACGACTGGATCGAGCGCTACCTGGCGCAATTGCTACAGCCGCTCAACCCCCAGCTGCGCCACTTCCTCGGCATGGACTACGCCCGGCACCGAGACTTCTCCATCATCTGCCCGATGTCCGTTGACCAGGCGCGGCATCGCGATGTGCCGTTCGTGGTGGAAATGCACAAAGTACCCACCCGGCAACAACAGCAGATCCTGTTCTACATCCTGCGCCGGTTGCCGCGTTTTGTCGGTGCCGCGCTCGACGCCACTGGCAGTGGCGAAACACTCGCCGAAGACACCGCCGACGAATTCGGCCACAACCGCATCCAGCAAGTGAAAATCACCCGTGCCTGGTACGGCGCCTGGATGCCCAAATTCGTGCAACTGTTCGAAGACGCCACCCTCACGCTGCCCAAAGACGATTCCCTGCACCAGGACATCCGCGCCATCGAAGCCGTCGACGGCATCCCCATGATCGTCAAAGCCCGCAAACAAGACCTCAAAGACCCAGACCTCTACCGTCACGGCGACTTCGCCGGCGCGGGTGCCCTGGCAAACTTCGCCACGCTGGAAGTCGCCAGTGGCCCGGTCAACGTCAAATCCCGTCGCCCACGCCAAGGCCAACACATCACCCAGGGGTACGCATGAACACCAATGGCCTGTGGGTCAGCCCCACCGAATTCATCAGCTTCGCCGAAGCCAAACGCAACACCCGGCTCAACCACCACATCGCCACCCGGGGCCGCACCGAAACGGGCAGCGTCAGCGGTGCCCACTTGCCCAACCCAGACCCCATCCTCAAAGCCCAAGGCAAAGACATCACCGTCTACCGCGACCTGCGCAGTTCCGCCTTGGTCGGTGGCAACATCCGCCGCCGCAAAGCCGCGGTACTGTCCTTGGAGCGCGGCCTAAAACGCGGTGAAGCGCCGCCCAACGTCGAGCGCTTCATCACCGACTGGCTCGCCGACCTCGACCTGGACCGCATCATCCGCGAACTGCTCGACGCGCCGTTGTTCGGCTACCAACCCATCGAACTCATGTGGCAACCGCTGGGCCTGCACCAAGTGCCGCAAGATCTGCTCGGCAAACCGGCCGAATGGTTCTTCTACGACAAAGACAATGCACTGCGCTTTCGCGCCAAAGACGCTGGTCAGGAGGGGGAACTGTGCGACCCGCAACGCTTCATCGTCGCCCGCCAAGACGCCACCTACGCCAACCCTTACGGCTTCCCGGACCTCAGCATGTGCTTTTGGCCGGCCACCTTCATGAAAGGCGGCCTCAAGTTCTGGGTCCAATTCACCGAAAAGTACGGCAGCCCCTGGGTCATCGGCAAACACCCACGCGGCGCCACCGACGGCGAAACAGAACTGCTGCTCAACAGCCTCGAAGCCATGGTCCAGGACGCCGTCGCCGCCATCCCGGACGATGCCAGCGTGCAAATCATCGAAGCCGCCGGTAAAGCCGGCAGTGCCGAGGTCTACCGTCAATTACTGGAGTACTGCCGCAGCGAAATCAACGTCGCCATGCTCGGGCAAAACCAGACCACCGAAAAAGACAGCAACCACGCCAGCGCCACCGCCGGCGCCGAAGTCACCAAAGACATCCGCGACGGCGACGCCGCCATCGTCGCCACCGCGTTGAACGCCTGCATCCGCCAAGTCGTCGACATCAACTTCGGCACCGACGTCGTGGCCCCGCTGTACGCGCTGTGGCAACAAGAAGAAATCGACAAAAGCCTGGCCCAACGCGACAAAGCCCTGACCGACTCGGGCGTCAAATTCACCAACGCTTACTGGCAGCGCACCTACAACTTGCAAGACGGCGACCTGCAGGACGCGCCAGCTACCGCCGACTCAGCCGAATTTGCCGAGCCGACTCTACAACCGTTACTCGACCAAATCGCTCTCGACCAAGCCATCGACAGCCTGCCCGCCAAAGTGCTCCAACAACACAGCGAACAAACCCTCAACGCAGTGTTGGCCGAAGCCTCGCCACAACACGAAGACCAGGCACCCGAACAACCGCTCGCCAACCTCCTGTTCATCGCCGACACCTGGGGCCGCCTCAGCGCCCACGCCGATCGGGAAGACTGACATGGCCACCCCCGCGAAACGCCTCAACCCGGCAGACCTCAAAGCCATCTTCGGCCTCGAACCGGCCAACGCCATCGCGTACCTAAAACGCAAGGGCTACGCCATCACCTGGCACTGGCAGGACATGCTCGACCAAGCCCACGACCAAGCCTTCACCGTCGCCAAAGCCATGCGCCTGGACCTGCTGTCCGACATCCGTGCCGCACTGGAAACAGCCCTGCAACAAGGCCAAACCCTCAAGCAATTCACCGCCAACCTGCAACCCGTTCTGCAAGCGCAAGGCTGGTGGGGCAAACAAGTCATCGTCGACAGCCAAGGCACAGGCGAACTCGTCCAACTTGGCAGCCCACGAAGGCTAAAAACCATCTACCAAACCAACCTGCAAAGCGCCTACATGGCCGGCCGCAAAGCCAGCATGGAAGCCACCGCCCAAACCCACCCGTACTGGATGTACATCGCCACCCTCGACGGAAAGACGCGACCCAGTCACAGCGCAATGCACGGTCAAGTCTTCCGCCACGACGACCCCATTTGGTCATCCATTTTCCCGCCCAACGGTTTCAACTGCCGCTGCCGCGTCATCGCCCTAAGCGAAGCCGCCGTCAAACGTCGCGGGCTGACAGTCTTTTCGAGCGAAGGAAGGATGTTCGTAGAAACGGTAGAGACCGGCACCGACAAACGCACCGGGGAAATCCGCACGGCCTCGGTCACCGGCATTCGCATCACAAACGCCCAAGGCCATGACGTCACATTCCGCACCGACCCCGGCTTCAACCTCGCCCCCGGCAACGGCCTGGCCAAAGCCCTAAAACAAAAACAATCTGCCGCCCAACCCCATACCCAATAAACACCGCAATACCTGTGGGAGCGAGCTTGCTCGCGATAGCGGCGGCCCAGCCAACATCAACCCTGAATCCCAAAACCCAACCCTGGCCACCACATGCTCACCATCGAACTAGAACACCAGCACCTGCAACAAACCCTAAGCAAAGTGGAATGGGCCATCGGCGACCTCGCGCCGTTAATGCGAGGCATCGCCGCCGAACTCGCCAACCAAACAGAAGAAAATTTTGAAAACGAAGGTCGCCCCGAATGGGCCGAACTCTCCGACACCACCACCGAGCGGCGGGTAAAAAAAGGCAATTGGCCCGGCCAGATCCTGCAAGTCAGCGCCGCTGGCTTGGCCGCCTCAATCACCACCCATGCGACCGACAGCTCGGCGCTGGTCGGCAGCAACAAACCCTATGCGGCCATGATGCAGTTCGGTGGGGATCAGGCAGATTTCCCGCACCTGTGGGGCGACATACCAGCTCGGCCGTACTTACCCATGGATGCCGAAGGTAACCTGCAGCCAGAGACCGAAGAGGCCATCTTAGAGTTGGCACTCAACTACTTGGAGAAGGTCGCTGGTCCGTAACGGTCTGTAGCTCATTCGCACATGAGCGCCACATCAGCGACGCTTTTGTTCGCTACCCGAATAACAATTTACAAACGTTTCCATTATAACCGCTCAATAAATTTACGACTTTCTCTGAGCAGTCTGCGATTCAATACTCGACTCATAATCAATGAAGTCAACTTTATACATTTCAAAAGAAGCGCCCGAGGCTTCAAGATTAAAATTTTGGCGCCAACCAGGCAGTATCGTATTGACGGTATCACCCTTATCGAATAGCACATAATTAATACCACCTTTATTTTGGACTGATCTAAAAATTATGCCATCAAAATCCTCACCGGTTTCATGCCGAATAAACTCAGCCAGTGCCTGAGTAACGACATAATCGAGTGCATTTGCCCTCAAGGGTCTAGCAATCTCAGCATGCAGATAGGTAAGTAGCTTTATGCGATTTGAGCGCTCCTCATAATAGTCATCAAAGAAGCTAATCGGTTTAAATTTAAGTTTTCTTTCAAGTGCGGTGAAGTCAAAAAGCTTCAGGTCAGAAGATGAAGAAAATCGACCGACTGCCACAGAGTCACCAATGGATGGTCGTAATTCAGAGATACACGTTTTAGGATCGCCTGAGACATAAAGAAGCGGAATTCCCGCCGCGCTCATTCGATTGTTGGCTGCTCTTTCTTTGGGTGGGGCGCCGAGATCAACGGCCACGTCCTTAATATCCGAACGATTGTTAACCACTCTAGCCCTATAAAAATCTGTCCCTTTTGGTAAAACATTGATCACTGGGTGCAATCCAGGCACGTCTGGATCTTCTGCTCTTAGCGCCTCACCAATTAACGCACCGAAAGAACCCCTTACTTTATCATTGAAAAATCGTCGGCCGTGAGTAAGCTCATGAGCTAAAAGCAGCCAGTCACCTACAATATAATCCCGCTCGTCTTTTTCTTCAAAAAATGGACTTTGTATTCGCTGATATACCTGATCTCGCCAATAGAAACTCTCCTCCTCAGATTCCGGTTCAACTAGGAGGCCAGCGATTACTTCGCAAGTCAGAATACTCGAACAACCAATGGAACTACTGACAACGCTTGCCAGATCCATCTCATAGCCAGGATACAGCCCCCCGTCGACCTCAAAATGATTGGGAAGATATTTACGTACCCGATCAGCTATATCTTGAGGCGTAAGTGCCTGCCTCGTCTGTTTTCCGCAGCTTATACAGCACCTTTCTTTGTACAATCCGCTAGATATTCGCCTCAAGATAGGGTCTTTAACGCATTCGACACAGACGAACATCGTCTGCTCGTCCTCTGCCTGCATCATATATTTTTGAATCATCTTCTGGGTTCGATCCAACGCCAATATTCCTTATTTTCTAGGTAGGGTACTACCCGCGACTTTAGGATTCTAAGTTCCTGATTAAACAGGCTGTCGGCCTCTAATACCAAAAGGCATAGAGCAACCGGTGACTCGACGGGTAGGTGGACACAGGTCCAGAGGGCAGGAGAGCCTTCAGGGCAAAGGCCTATTAAGCCGCCCATCAAGGGCAAAAGGTTCTTGCAGTACCAGCTCGTACAACCCATCCGCTAAAGATGGGTTCATCAACAAATTCCAGCTATGCCGCGAAACACTAGAAGGCACCAACACAAACGGGTACTGCTTCAGCAACTCAGCACCGAACTGTTGCTGGCTGCGGCTTGGGGTGCCCGGTACCAGCCAATTAGGGTTCGCAATGCTATCGGGCTGCACCACATAAATTCCGGACGGGTCCAGCACGCGGGCCTGCGTAAGACGATGGGGCTTGCAATCCAGCGCATCAAAATCCTTATGTACTGCCACTTCAAGGATGGCCGTAGAGGCATCCAGGGCTGCATAAACCGTGGCCATACCTTTAGGGTTCCAGCGCCCACCCACCTTTTCGGCCCCCACGCCCAAATGCCAGGTGGGAGCATACTCAGCAGGATCAAGGCGCCAGAAATGAATCTCACTGCTCAAAGGGTCTTTAGCCATCAATAGACCCCATATTCAATGCGCGTCAGAAAGTCAGTCACCAACTCATACCCGACCGAATTTGAAATCAGGTCGATCGGTACCTCACCATCCAGGCCTCGCGCAGGTTTGACCATCCACTGCTCGGCGAGCTCACGCGAACCCAGCACATCCGTTGCCTTTTCCAACACCTCGGCATAGTTGAGCGCTCGCGTGCTTTGCTCAGCGGTCAAAGCCTCATTGGGCATTTTCAATCGCCGCGCAAGCGTACGATCAGACGCGCCAACGATCTTCGACAGTACGCCGCGTTGCTTATACACCTCGCTGTTTTCGATCATATTGAGCACCGACTGCAGCGCTAAACCGCTTCTAACGGCCCTGTAAATCGCCATACGATCATCGCTATTTTTTCCAGAAAGCAAGACCGCAACCATAGATGGCACGCGACTCGAGCCCCGCTTTGTCACCTTCACCGTACGCTCGCCATTACTCAAGACAGTGACGGCAGCCTTAGGGGTGCGTGGCTTGACCTTGCCTTTGCGGCCGGCATCTTTGACAACCTCATCGACTACAACATCTTTCTTCTTGGCGCTCATGGCAGCCTCCGTCGCTCTGTCATCTGGCATTAACTATAGTGCCAAATGGCAGAAAGACCTAATCCAACAGCGCTTGCCTAAAACACACCGCTGTAGGAGCAAAGCTTGCTCGCGATGAACGAATACGCGGTATCCCAAGCCGGAAACAAAACCCAATCACCAGTCAGCAGCGGCAACAAACACCGAGAAAACTATGGCGAGGGAGCGTGCTCCCGCTGGGCCGCGCAGCGGCCCCCAAACGGGGACAACTGTCCAACCCAACGTCAGTTACCCACTCACCACAGCAGACCGCACTTACGCAGGTGGTTCGATCAGATCCAGCAATCGGTTTGCCGTGACTTCAGCCAGCATGACGTTATTGGCAATGCCCAACAGGGAATAGCGCGAACCACCATCCAAGCGGTCCACCAACTCGTGGACCATCACATCAATCGAGGCCAGGGTTTCGACCAGATGCACCGCAAGGGTTTCGGCCGTGGCCTCTGCGTCCACGGAAAACAGGGTGCTGCGTGTTCGCGCGGTGGCTTTGATGTCGGCAATCGACGGGAAGTGGAAGTTCAGAGCCCGCTCGGCGGCTTCGTTGAGCTTCTTTGAATCGGGTTCGTACGGAGAGACCGGATCGGTGTCCGGCGGGTTCGGTGTGACCTTGAACATATTCAGTACTCCAGATTTGGAGCCGTCACCGAGTCGCTGCTAAACGAATGTATGGTGGCAGCTGTGCGCAGGTTAGCAGACCGGGGAGTACGATACCGGCGCGCCCGAGAGCGCCCTGCGCGCAGCTACCAAGAAGTGCAGGCATGAAATGACCTGACTGTCTGGATGCAGATGCGCTTCGTAAACCACGGGCTGCTAAACCCGATCACTGATGGGCAGTGACAGGAATCAAGTTACCGAGTGACCCCAAGGCGCACAAGCCGGCGGATTCTGGCGCAGCCGTAGGCAACGGCGCAAGGTCTTGTAGCTTTCAGGAAGTAACCCTGAGGTCGCTTAAACAAATCCCAATCTGCGACGTTTAATGGGCGCGCACCGCTTCCTACAGCGCAAAGAGTATAACTCCCGAGTTAACTTTCATTTAATGGGAGTTGCGCGCCATTCGTTCATTATTCAGTTTAATTAACTCTTCAGCCTTGACTTCTTCCAGCCCAAAAAAAGCCATATCGTTAAAACCTTTTGACATGTGTTTTGCCAGCCCGCCAAAATAGTTTTTACCCAAAGGTTTCAATAGAGAATATTTTTCGACGTAATATTTTAGATCTGCACCGTAAGGGCCAAGACAATTTATTTGTAGTAGCGCCATTTCCGACTCACTAAGCTGCGCCCGCACTATGTTGGTGTAATTCCTTTTGCGCCGGTAATTCCCGAAAAACCCATTATCACCCCTGAGAAGGGAGCCGAAGCTAATGATGTCTACTGGTAGATCCTGAGTATCATCTATCATTTTCATAATCCAGTATAGATTTCGAAAATAATGACCAGTCGAACTGACTCTCTCCTTGCAAAACTTTGAAATTTCGTTATGTAGCTCTGTGTCGGTCAGTAGTTCTATATTAAGGTTTCCTATCTTGTAAACATTGGTTTCTTTAAAGCTTCTCACAATTACGTTTATTGCATCTCGCCCCTCGCAACCAGCACTCATTCCACCCGCTGACTTGATATCCGCAAGTATCTTCGCATGCACGTCCAGCATACCGAACAGCGTCGACTCGAACATCTGCCTAGAATAAACAGCTGTTTGCTGTCTTTGCTCTTGTGTTGCCATTTTGGCCTCTAGCTGGGCAGCTTTCATCTCTGCTCGCTGTAAAGCCATGGTTTTCAGAACCGCCATCAATGCTAGAAAACTCAAAAGAGGATTTAAAAATCCACCTGCAAAATCACCTAGCTGTCCCCAATAGCTCGCGGTGTCGTGATTGACGACCGCTAAGTTAGGGATATCAACGGCCTCGAAAAAATGTAGGTATAGAGTACCAAACACGCCACCGCAAGCAACGACCGCAAGGAGTGCCACACCAACAAAGAAGCGGTTTTCCTTTATATATTCAACAAGCGACTCTAAAGCACTCTCACAATACCAGTAAGCATTTCGAAACGACATAAGTGCTCCATAACATCCGCAGAAATATCCCGCCAATCCTGTGCTGCCTATTAGGGTTGTAAAATTGGTGACTGGCGCCTCCACATGATGGCATATTGCCAATTATGCCAGCAACATCTGGCTACTTGCCGTTCCATCCTACTGCTATCCCAGGTCGCCATCTGTGTTGATCGGACTACCAGCCCTTGGTAACGCTCTAGTACGCTCAAAACCGATCATGATGAAAAGAACTGGCGCGGTACAGTCGAGAAAGCTCGAAAAAGTGCTGCAAAGGCTTTATAAAATGAGCTCACGCGTATTTATAGGGAGATTCACCATGCCGATTGAAGGTTTCCGCTCTGAATGGTTCACCGTTGGCAGGCACCGTGTTCACCTGGAAGCCCGAGCAAGCTTCCCGGATGACGACCACAAATTTATCGCCACCGTAGCTGCCAAGACCATTGACCACCACAGCACGCAAGCCCGTTTAGTCAGAGTTTATTTCGATGACAAGGCATGCATTTATGCCGTCGACATAGCCACGACGGAAGAAGCGGACAAGGCATTGGAACCGCGAATTACTGAGATCCTGCAATCCATCTTTGATTCCGGCAACTACTACTGTGACGTTGCCGTGGTCGATAAAGGTGATGAGTCATCCGATCATTACCACCATATGGAACACCTGAGTGTGGCCGTCGGTATCGCAACTGATCGTTGGGCCAAGGCGCCAAAGTAGCATTCTCTTTTTAAGCGGCTCGGAATGGGCCGCTTTTTTTCACGTCGGACAGAGGGATAACGCCAAATGAATCACTCCATGAACAAAATGGAGGAGGAAGTAGTTTATCTACTTGCGGTGATTGAGCTCATCCGGTCAATGGTCAACTACGAGATCATGAAGGTGGTGGGAGAAGGAGACCATACGAACGTCGTGTTCAAAACAATGACGCACAAACAGTTCTTTGCTATCGCACTGGTGGACTTTCTTTCTCCAACAGATTCGAGGGCTCCTGTACCTGCGAAGCGCTACCTAGCCGCATTGAGAGCCGTGGCTAAGGAGCCAAGCTTCGATGTGAACGGGTCAGTGCAAGATCTTGAAGATGCAGTGAGCACTTTTACCGATTGGCTAAACACAGAAGCCACCGTCGAGTTCTGGTTGCCCTCGATAAACCGTCAAGTCGAGCTTCGCGTCCCCAGATACATGCTTTTAAAGATTGACGGGAACATTTCAAAACACAATTTTTTACGTTCCGTCGATGTCGCTAATGAGTTGCAGGGGCACCTGAGTAAGGCTGGTGTGCACGTCGAACTGTTCCAAGCAATGTTGGCCCAGCAAGAAATTTACGACATCATTCATGATGATTTCAGTGCTTATCATGCAAGCACGATCGCGGAATTTCTAAATGGCCTCTATTGGGGAATACAGAATTATCTAAATCCTGAGTACTCACGCAGCTTTACGCCAGAGGGAGGCGACTTACCGAGGTACAGTTTCCAATACCCCACAGCACTTGAAGATCCCTATGCCAAAACCTGCTATTGGAACCTAATGAATCATGTTCACTCCGGACCGATATTCGAGCCATTTACAGTAACTCGCCACCTCAAGGGCAAGTACTAAGCGCACCGAAAATAAATCCGTCATCTTTTTGACCTTTACTTGCAAACCGCTGGAGCGGATGCCAATGGACGATAGGTACCCACAATTAACGCTTACGCCTATTGAGTTTGAGCGTCATGTGCGCTCCATGCTCGATGCGATGGGGCACTCGATTCTCGAGTACCGATCGGAGCATCGGGAAGTCATTCAAGGGGTAGATGGTGAATACGAAATCGACGTGTCTGTTCGATTCCATTACTTAGGGATGGAATTCTTGATTCTTGTTGAGTGTAAACACTACAAGAGCTCCGTGAAGCGGGAGACGCTCCAAGCACTTTACGACAAGATGCGTTCGGTGGGGGCTCAGAAATGTGCTTTATTCACGACGTCTGGTTTTCAATCCGGCGCTCTGAAATATGCAGAAATTCACAAGATTGCCACGGTTAAAGTCGTGGATGGTCGGAGTACTTATTTTACCAAGTCGTTGGGCGCTCAACTGATCGAGCCGCCGCCATGGGCGAATATTCCGCTTGTTTCCGGCTGGCTAATTGACGGCGATCATTTCTCAATTGTTTCTGAGGGGCACGGGGAGTTTCTTGAACGTTACCTTTTTACTGACATTTAGACGTAGTCTGGATCTATTGCGAGCCTGAGGCACCACTCGATCAAGAGGTAAAGGTAACACCTAAAGAATGGACGCTCACCACATAGAGTCAAAGTGCCACTCATTGCCACTCCCAATCCCGCCTGTCACCCTGCGCCCGTTCATCAAGGATCGGAACAAGGAATCAAGGATTGAGTGGTTACGTACCCAACCCGCCCAAGGGTTATCGCAACAGCGGTGTTGAACCCGTTGATACTAGCGCTCAGCACTGGGCGCAATACAAAGACCTCCCACCCAAGCCAGACGCAAAGCCCAACCCTCTAGGCTGTGTGTTTGCCAAGAGCTGTAACCTGCCGGACGGGGAAATCAATCACAAGAATCCAGCCGGGTTTGTGCCTGTTGAGAAACTGGCCGACTACGGGCTGTGGGCAGTGCTTGGCACCGGGGCGGCGATAACCGCCCAAGGCACCCCACTGCAAATGGTGGGCGGTTCTGCTACTGGCAGTGCAATTGCTGAACGTCTTGGTGGATCACTCTCACTCACTTTGCTAAAAGGGTCAGGCGTTGTTGCTGCTGGCTTTGCGACGGGCATTGTTGGGATGCTGATACCGAACACCAGCATTTCGCCCGACAGCGCCTTCTACACCAACGATCAATACGCGACGCTTGAAGCTGGTCGCACCCGTGTACGCATCAACGTAAAGACTTTGCCGGATGGCTCCATTAACGCGTACGGCTTCTACACGGGCGGTAAAACGGACTGGGAAAAGGTCCGTGTCATTGAGGGCGCCAAGGACGGTGATAAATTCGTTGCTGACATCGGCAACGGGATTGGGCTCACCTGGACGCCAGCGGCAAGCCCAGACGGTGTACTGGGTATTCCTGCACTGGAAGGCGCTCCACAGTTGCCACCGGTATGGGTATATCCGCCCACAGCCCAATCTGACACGTTGCTGGAAAACCCAGAACATCCTCCTGAATTCCAAGATGCAATTATCTGGTTCCCTAACTCGGGTATTCAGCCCATCTACATTGTGCTCAGCACACAGCTAGAGAAGAACAAGAAGAAGGGTAAAGCCTTCGAAGAGACATCTTACGGGGAATACAGCAACACCAAGCCCGAAGCCGCCCGCGAGGTGACGCTTAAAACCGACTCGGGTGTTCGGACGCGTATTGATATGATGGGACGAGACACGGATGGCGAGATTTCATGTGTTGAATGCAAGTCATCTGATACCGCACCACTGACCAAAAATCAGAAAGCCGCCTTCCCTGAAATTGAAAAAACGGGTGCTACCGTTGTCGGTAAAGGTAAACCCGGCTTCCCCGGAGGCACCAAAATACCCCCCACCAGAGTCGAAATCCTTCGACCTGATCCGACCCTCTGAGGGAGCAGACATGTCCATCGTAGAAACGAAAGTCGTCGATATCATTGCAGTACCCGAGTGGGAGCCCGACCACGTTATCCTGGTCATTACCGACCACCTCGAATGGGGCGATAAAGCCCAACAGGGCGAGCACCTGCTATTGCTTCAAGAGAAAATCAACACCTACATCGCCTTCATCGAAAGCGGCCAACTACTAGAGGACTATCCGCCCTCCAAGGGCAAGTCGCCCATCATCCGAGTTAACGGTCTGTATGAGCTCCCCGAGCAAGGCGAGTTCTTCATCGACCGCGTGACCGAGGTGTTGAAGGGCGTAGGCATTGGAATGGAGTTCGTACTTAAAGCCGACGAAGCAATACGCAACATGTGACCGAAGTCGCGGCAAACACACTGGGCCATCCACCTGCCCAGGTGTTTCACGAATTGGACGACCAACAAAAAACCGCCTGCCTCTGAAGCGATATGAAGCCTTCCTCGCCCGAATGGCTCCGGTTCATGGGGCAGTCAACGAAAGACCGTCGTAAAGACGTTATAAAGCCGGCACGACAGATCTAAAAGCACCATCCGGCCCCGACAACCTTAAGTTGATCAATAGTCCCATTCACCATAGGGGTCTTGCTCGTAACGCCAATCCCTGATGACGGTGTCGCCGTTGATCACCAGCTGTTCGACCTCAAAGGTGACACAACCGATTTTGTGAGCCACCAGCGTATCGGGAACGTAGAGAACACCAGACGGGAAAGGACCGTTACTCCTGATCGGATCGTCATCGGTTCTCTCCTGATAGGGAATGCCGGCGAGCAAACGTGAAAACAAAGCAATGTTGATTCCATCCTGGTGCTGAACAGAGGCAAACATCACACCATCAATAGGCGGCTCAACCTGCGTAGAAAGGTACTCAGCAATCACTTGGGTAAATAGATATTCCTGATCTTGGTCGGGCGTGACCGGCGAACTGATTTTGCTGTGCAAGGTGCGAAGAAACTGCCTTCGTTTCATCTTCATTTGATAATCAGGGTCAAAACAGCTCATCGGCTCAGCATCGAATATGTTTTCCAACACACCGAAATCGAGTACGCGCGCATCCAGTAATAATTGAAACGCCCCTGTTAGCACCATACCGCCCACCGAGGGGCGCAGCTCGGCGATACACGTGTCGCGATCAAAGGCGCCATAGAACACCGGTACGCCAACAGGGTTCATGCGTCCTGCTCGCGCCTTCTCCTTGGGCGGTGCCGCCAGCTCAGTCTCCGGGGATACAAGAATGTTCTTAGGATCAGAGGACGGCGGGCAATAGCGTCCTCGGTACAGTTCCCAACCATCTTCCACTTCAAACAGTCGTACCACCTCTTGGTTGTTTTCGTCTTGAAGGTGATGAATACCTTCAAACAACCAATCGAGGAACGCCTTACCGTGATCGTTAAAGAAACGGCTGCGGTGCATCACACCACTCTTGAATTCCTGCCATTTTTCCTCGACGTCTGTCGGTCGCATACTGCGCCGCATGTACAGTGCATCCGCCTCAAAACGCGGTTCACCGTCTTCGGTACTGACCGTCAGCAACCCAACCAAGGTGGAAGTGAGGGGCCCCTCACTGTTACAACAGAGCAGTTCCGCGACGGTAAAATCCAAGGGGTAACCAGCGTGGACATATTTGCCCAATCCCTGGGCACTGGCGGTGCGTATGACAGGACCTGTTCCATAGAAGTTGTCGAGAATACGTGCGACTTCATCCGCCAATTTTTCAACGGGCATGCAGGGCCGTATATGCTCACAGAACGAGCATCGTCCCATATCGCACTCAGACGCGATGCGTTTCCGAAGAAAGCCATCCCCCACACATTCACCACACACAACGTCCACACCGTCTATCACATCACGCTCCTTGAAAGTGCCCATTCGACACTCAGAGCTTGATCATCGCATCCGCAATAATCAGCACCAAGAACAACCCTATAAACCCGATTAAAAGCCCGAACTCATCGAGCACCTGAAACTGTGCGCATCATCTCCTTTACAGCGCGCCTCCCATGAAACCCCTCCACATCTTCAAACCCGGCACCCACACCGCCATGTGCGGCGCCAGCTTCAACTTCACCGAATCCGACCTAACCGCCACCGTCGCCGCCTACAACCCCTCGCTCCACGAAGCCCCCATGGTCATCGGCCACCCCCAGCACGACGCCCCAGCCGCCGGCTGGATCAAATCCCTGTCGTCCACCGCCCAAGGCCTAATCGCCGAACCCCAACAAGTCGACGCCACCTTCGCCGAGCAAGTCGCCAAGGGCAGCTACAAAAAAATCTCCGCGTCCTTCTACCACCCAGACGCCGCCAACAACCCCGTGCCCGGCGTCTACTACCTGCGCCACGTCGGCTTCCTCGGCGCGCAACCACCATCGGTGAAAGGCCTACGCCCCATCGAACTGGCGGACGGCGAACAAGGCGTCATCGAATTCAGCGACCACGGCCACTACCTCAGCGCCGACCTCTGGCGCCGCTTCCGCGAATGGCTCATCGGCCAATTCAACAAAGACACCGCCGACCAGGTCGCGCCCTCGTGGGCCATCGACAGCCTCGCCGAAACCGCCAGCCAGCCAGAACAGCCCCTGCAAACCGCCTTCTCAGACCCCACCCAAACCACACAGGTCACCCACATGCCCGAGCAAGACACCGCCGCCCTGGAGGCAGAAAACAAACGCCTGAAGGCCGACATCGCCCAGCGTGATAGCGCGGCTCGCATGGCTGCGCAAAGCGCCATCCACACCGCCAGCGTCGACTACGCAGAGAAGCTGGTCGCGGCAGGCATGAAGCCCGTTCACGCGCCAACAATCATCGCCGCACTGGATTACGCAGAGTCGAGTGACACGCCCCTGGAGTTCGGCGAAACCGACGCTCGCCAACCCTTGAGCGAAGGCCTCAAAGCCCTCTTCAAAGACCTGGCTGGCGGGATCAACTTCGCCGAAGTCGCCACCAAATCCCGCGCTGACGACACCACCAAACCAGCCACCAACCCCTTACTCGCCGACGCCGAAGCACGCGCCCAACGATAGGAGTCACCATGGCCACATACACCCAACCCAAAGACCTGGGCGACTTATTGCTGGTCGAAGTCAGCCCCGGCTGGACCCGCGCCAAAGTCACGCTACTGGTCGGCACCCACTACCCGCTAGGGCAAGTGCTGGCCAAGGTCGCCGGCAAATACCAACTACTGGATCCAGCAGGCACCGGCCCAGCGAAGAAAGCCGCCGCCGTACTGGCCGAACCCATCGACGCCACCGCAGGCGACCAACCAGGCATCGTGATCGCCCGCGGCGCCGTCTTGGCCTTGGCCGAACTCGCGTGGCCCGCCGGCATCACCGAAGCCCAAAAAACCACCGCCCTCGACGAACTCAACACCCTGGGCATCGTCCCCCGCGCCACCCTTTAACCGGAGCTCTCCATGAACCTGCAAGACCTGTTCAGCGTCGCCAACCTTACCGCCGCAGTGAACAAACTCCCGGTCATGCCCGGCAAGGTCGGCGCCATGGGGCTGTTCGACGAAAAAGGCGTGACCAGCACCACCGTCATCATCGATGAACGCGAAGGCCGGCTGGTGCTCGTGCCCAACACCTCGCGCAACGACGACCCGGCCCCCATCAACGGCAACAAACGCAAACGCCGCACCTTCGAAACCCTGCACCTGCCCATCAACCGGCCGCTGCTGCCCAGCCAGTTGCAAGGCATCGCCGCATTCGGCCAGGAAAGCGCCACCGCGCCCATCGCCACCGTCATCAACGACCACCTGCAAGACCTCAAAAACAGCATCGAAGCCACCCGTGAGTTTCAGCGTGTCGGCGCCTTGCGCGGCAAGTTGCTCGACGCCGACGGCGAGACCATGTTCGACCTCTATAAGGAGTTTGAAGTCAGCCAAAAGAAAATGACCGTCACCCTCAGCGCCGCGGGCACGAATGTGCGCAAGGCCTGCCTCGACGCCAAACGCCATTCCGAATCCAAGCTGGGCGGCGTCATGGTTACCGGCTTCCGCGCACTGTGCGGGCCGGATTGGTTCGACGCGCTCATCGACCACGAAAAGGTCAAAGCCGCATTCGCCAACTACCAGGAAGCCCAAGACCGTCTCGGCGGCGACATGCGCACCGGCTTCACCTTCGGCGGCATCGAGTTCATCGAATACGACGTCACCGTCAGCGGCCAGCGCTTCATCCCGGCCGACATCGCCCAGGTCTTCCCCATGGCCCGCGGTGTCTTCCGCCTGTTCAACGCCCCGGCCAACTACAACGAAACCGTCAACACCCTGGGCCAGCCGTTCTACAGCAAGGCCGAGCCGCGCAAGATGGGCAAAGGCTGGGACCTCGAAGCGCAAGCCAACCCGTTGGCCATGTGCTTGTTCCCAGAAGCGCTGGTCGAGCTGAAGGCGGGTTGACCCATGCGCTACTGCACCCGCGCCGACCTCGGCCACGCCATCCCGCAGATGACGTTGATTCAGCTCTCCAACGATGACCCGGCCGCCACGCAGCCCAACGAAAGCGTCATCGACGACGGCGTGCGCCACGCGCAAGAACTGGTCGATGGCTACCTGCGCGGGCGCTACCACCTGCCGCTCGACCCGGTGCCCACCATGTTGCGTGATGCCGTGGTGTACCTGGCGCGGCACTGGCTGTATCAACGCCGACCCGAAGGCGCGTTGCCCGACGCCGTAAAAGACAGCCGCAAAGACACCCTAAAACTGCTGGAAAACATCCGCGACGGCGTCGTCACCCTAGGTCTGGCCACAGGTCACGCCGCGCCGGAACCGGGCGAGATCCGTGTGCGCTCACGCCCTCAACAATTCAGCGCCGACACGTGGGAACGCTACTGATGACCCAGGTGATCCCTAAAACCCAAACCGAGCAACTGATGGACGCCGTGCTCGCAAAACTGCAGCACGACGTCGGCCACGAACTGATGGTCGAGTTGTTCCCCGAAAACCCGCTGCAATACCGCCTCAACCACCCACGTGGTGCCGTCTTGCTCGCCTATGGCAAATCAACGTTTGGCGGCACCGAAAGCACCGACGCCATCGTTCAAGCGCGCAACGTGGTGCTGCGCCTCACGCTGATCTTTCGCCAGCTCAACGGCACCGCCGGCGTAATCAGCTACCTCGACCGCATCCGCGCCTGCCTCACGGGGTGGTATCCGCCAAACGCTGATCAAGCCTGTCGCCCACTGTCCGAGCAGTTCATCGGCCACCAAAACGGCGTGTGGCAGTACGCCCAGGACTTCGCCACCCGCACCACGCAACTGCAATTCATGCCTCCCGAGCAAGGGCCGCTGCTTAAACACGCTGCATTCGAGGAACACCCATGAACCTTGCCCGTTACCTCTACACCGGCCCGCAAAGTGCCGCCTCCCTGCACGTGGGCGACACCGCCGAGCCACTCGACGTCCAGCTGCTGCCAGGCAAGCCCGTCGGGCTGCCGGCCGATCACGAATACACCGTCGTGCTGTTAGCGCTCAAACACCTGGCACCGCTACCGGCCCACGCAAAGCCGGCCAACAAATCCGCTGTCGCGTCTCTAAAACCAGAGAAGGAATAAACGCCCATGCCAGCCAACTATCTGCACGGCATAGAAACCACCGAAGTCGAGCGCGGGCCTCGTCCTGTTCGGGTAGTCAAATCGGCGGTCATCGCCTTGGTCGGCACCGCGCCGATCGGGCCCATCAATGAGCTGACCTTGTGCTTGAACGACACCCACGCCGCCCAATTCGGCGCGCATCAGAGCGGCTTCAGCATCCCCGAAGCGCTGCAGGGTATCTACGATTTCGGCGCCGGTACCGTGCTGGTCGTCAACGTACTCGACCCGGCGATCCACAGCGCCAAGGTCACGGACCAACCCCAGCAGTTCGCCGACAACGATCTATTGCAACTGGCACACGGCGCGCTGCAAACGCTGCACATCAAGTCCGCGGACGGCTCGGTCACCCACCGCCAAGGCTCCGACTACACCGCGAATTTACTCACCGGCCACGTCAGGCGCCTGGCCACCGGCAGCATCGCCGCCAACGCCCAGATCAAGGCCGACTACACCCACGCCGACCCCAGCCAAGTCACCCCGGCCGACATCATCGGCGGCATCACCCTCGCGGGGCGGCGCACCGGCTTAAAGGCGTTTCAAGACAGCTACAACCAGTTGGGCTTCTTTCCCAAAATCTTCATCGCCCCAGGTTTCAGCACCTTAAAGGCAGTCACCGCCGACCTGGCCATCTCGGCCGGCCAGGTCAGTGGCGTGGCCTACGTCGATGCCCCCATCGGTGCCACCGTGCAACAAGTGCTGGCTGGACGTGGGCCGTCCGGTGCCATCAACTTCAACACCAGCAGCGACCGGGTCCGACTGTGCTATCCACACGTCAAGGTCTACGACGCCGCCACCAACGGCGAGCGCCTGCAACCCCTGTCTATCCGCGCCGCCGGCCTGCGCGCCAAAGTCGACAACGACCACGGCTACTGGTGGAGCAGCTCCAACCAACCGCTGCTGGGCGTCATCGGCCTGGAACGACCACTCACCGCACGCATCGACGACGCCACCAGTGAGGTCAACCTGCTCAACGAAAACGGCATCACCACCGTCTTCAACTCCTATGGCACCGGCCTGCGTCTATGGGGCAACCGCACCGCGGCATGGCCCAGCGTCACCCACATGCGCAACTTCGAAAACGTGCGCCGCACCAAAGACGTCGTCGACGAATCCATCCGCTACAGCGCGCTGCAATTCGTCGACCAGCCCATCACCACCTCACTCATCACCAGCATCACCGAAAGCGTCAACCTGTTCCTGCGCAAACTCATCGGTGACGGCGCCTTGCTCGGCGGTGAATGCTGGTACGACCCGGCCCGCAACCCACAAACCGAACTGGAACAGGGCCACGCACTGTTCAACTACAAACTCACCGTGCCGCTGCCGTTTGAACGGGGCACCTTTGAAACCGAAATTACCGGGGATTACCTGGTCAACCTGGGGGCCGCATAAATGGCAGGCTTTAGCGCACATCGCATTTCCAACGCGAACGTTTATCTAGATGGCAGTAGCTTCTTTGGCAAGTGTGAAGAGATTGATTTGGGCACCATCAAAACCGTGATGAGCGACTTTCAGGGGCTGGGCATGGTCGGGCTGATTGAGCTGCCGGATGGGATCGACAAGCTGGAAGGGAAAATCACCTGGAACAGCCTGTACTTTGAGGCGGCCAAGAAGTTGGTGACGCCGTTCAAGAGCGTGCAGCTGCAATGTCGGTCGAACGTTCAGGTGTTCAATAATGGGGGGCTGGTGAACGAGATTCCGCTGGTGACGACCATGACCATTACGGGTAAGGAGTATCAGCTGGGCACGCACAAACCACGAGATCCGACGAAGTACGAGACGCCGTTTTCGGCCACCTATGTGCGGCAGATGATTAACGGGGGTGAGGTGGTGTTGTTGGATTACCTCGCCAACATTTTTCGAGTGGGGGGTGAGGATCAGTTGGCTAGGTACAACAAAAATCTAGGAATTTCTTAGGTATGAAAAGACGCAAATCTGTACGAGGTTTGCTCGTAGCAAAGCAGAATGATAGAATCCTTCCGTCATCTACGCTCCAGGCCGTCCGGTTCGCTGAATCCAACACGTTGGACACCGATCTGGCATGTGTGGTCCCAGTAGCTAGGAAAACTCCGAAACAAATGTTTCAGTGCAGTGATCCTTTCTATTGACGCAGCGGGTGGAACATTGCGATAGGTGCATAAAAGCGGAAATCAATTAATTGGTTTCCGCTTTTTTTTGCTAGTAATAATCGTTCATGAACATATTCAGATGTGTGGTTTTCGTCACATCCCTCCACTCGCAATGGCAATTTTGGAAAGAGCCTTTGATGGATGGGTTTTTCCCCGGGCCTCGCGTGACGTTGAAGTGCCGCTGGATATCAGCAACTCTTCTACCGAATCGAAATGTGAAATTCAGCTCGCAAGAGAGCGCGTGCGGATCTCCCGTGGCAGGAAGACTGTGATGCTCTGTGCCATATTCGAAGTGTTTGTCATCATCGTCGATGAAGTAGCGCGTCGAGTAGCTAGACTTGCGCCTAGGTTTTCGCCGCTGCTTAAGCAGCACAAACAACGCCTTGGTCTCTTCAACGAAGGTCGGAGCTTGGGTGCGTAAACGCACGAGCTCAACCAAATCACGCCACTCCGCGGCATCGAAATTGCGTTCAGGTAACAATGACGCCTGCTGATTTTGACCGTTCAATACTTCAATACAAAACGCTGAGAACGTGCTGAGCAGGCGATTAATCTTCTGGACCAGGTAGCTCTCGGCATTTTCTACTCGAGACGGAATTCCCACCCGATGTATAAAGAGCGCTGTGCGGGTAAATGCCAGGCATGCGCCGCAACGGTCATCTCCTATCACAAGCAGTGCATCACTCGTGCTGGATTTACTGTGAAAATAGCGTTCTAGGTTTGGTTCCCGGATGAGATCAGGCGCTCCCAATTCCAAGGTCAAAGCCCCTCCTGGAAAATTCGAAGGCGCAGTGATTTTGTTGCGAAGCTTCAAGAACTCACGTCTGAGAAATTCATTCCCTGTGGCCAGTCCGATGAACACTCTCATGGTTGTTTGAATAGCTTCGCAAGCACCGACACAGGAATGTTGATCTTCTCCAGATCCTCTACATCGAGCTTACTCAGGATATTCAGCAAGGCGATTGCGTCATTTTGCACAGGGGCGATTTCTGAAGGGGCGGCTTCCTGCGCTGGCTCAGGATCAACTTCAAATTCGTAATTGACGTCAGGTGGCACCAAACCGATTTTGGCTCGATGAACTGGGTGCGTAATCACTTTATAGGTAGCGGCATCGGACGTTCGCCCCACAAAAGCTTTCAGCGTCTCCCCATTCAGCTCGGTCCGGTAATCCACCCCTTGCTCTGCAAAAATTACAGGTAGGTTACTCAGCAATAGCGGCCTTTGGTTGGCATCCCAGTAGGCTCGGGTAGCGGCCTGCAGGGTTTTAACAAACGGTGTGAGTTCCATGATTTCTTCCATAAATAAATCAGTCGGCCAAGATACAGCCGATTGGCTAGATGTTGCACCCCATTCAGGTCGCTCGCACGTCAAAACCAAGAAACCGCAACGCCTTAGCCATGCGACCGTTTATCGGCGGCGCCTGCTCGGGCTTAAGCGTCCCAACCAATTCCAACGCACAGAAACGACCGAAAGCACCCAATTTGTACTTCTGGTCATACAGCACGGCACAGATGCGTTCTGCAAAGTTTTCAGTGCCATGCACCAAGTAAATCAACGAATTTTGCACCCGCAACAGATCACCTTGGTTCAGCGTCCAAAATTTCGTCGGTAACGCTTCTTCGCCGCCCTTAGTAAAACGCAGCTGCTGCTTGAAAGCATGCACACAAATTAAGGCATGGGCTAACTGGTCATGATCGCTGGCCCTTATGCTTTCGGGCGTAGCCATAACCCGTCGCAGCTCTGCCAACAATTGAAAGTAATCATCTGGGATATGCGGGCTCGTCGTTGCTACCCATTGCTCTGCAAGGCACCCGACCATATTCCGCCGTTCCGCCTCAAGTTGCTGTGGCGCCTCCTGCCACGACGCCTCACCGACGGCATGTTCAAGACGCACCCAGTTCAGAAAGCGGTTCGTCTCGACCTCTAAACCCAGTTCCGTAAATTCGGGCCGGCGCAACCCTCGGTCACGAAGCACATCAGAAACCTCTGTGAAGGCGTGTCTGTAGTTCTCGTTCGATTTCTGCAAATCACTTAGATAATACTGTTGTGCCGATTTGTGCCCGCTACCGGAAAGTACAGTGTGGGGCTCCACATCACGCAACACCTGGAATGGCGCATCCGGGTTGCCCAATCGGGACGCCTTTTCCCACGCGTCCTTGAACTGCTTAAACACCTCATTCGTCAGCACTTCGGCACTGTCCCAGACCTGCGCGAAAAACAACTCAATATCGAGAATGCGGTCTTCATCACCTGGTTGGTCAAGCACAAGGACGGCCTCTCGGTTGCTGGCCATTCCGCCCTCAGTGAGATTGGCAGATCCAAGCATGACCACACCGTCGAAGAGAAACACTTTGGCGTGGAAACCATCCGTGAAGTAGCGCACTAAGCAGTTGGAAGCATCGAGAACGCGACGCAGCGCCGAAGGGTTGGTGATCTTATTAAGCCCCACCAATAGCTCGACTTTTGCCCCGCGGGCTGCTGCCTGCAATATTTCCGTATCACGATTGAAGTACGGCACAGCGATTCTAATTTTGGACGCCGTCGCCATATGGGCTGAGTACGGGCGCAGAACTTGGTCCTGTCCAGGGCTATTGGTGTAGATGCCGGAATTTGTCATCAATGACGCCCTATGAAAGTGAGGGGTGCTCAAGCCAGTAGCCGTCTGCTAACAGATCGATTGAGTGCTCGGGTGATTAGTAGCTGTTGGCGGAGCAATGTTATGCGCGGCCCAATCGGCAGCGAACTGTCGGATGGATTGGCCACCGCAGAGAGTGTCAAGATCAGAATAATGTTTAAGGCGTCGCCGCGTTGCTCTTGTAGTGCTCTCTGAGAGCCTCATTGCCGGAGAGAACCTCCAACATTATTTGCATCATCAGGATTGGACCTGGTGTGATTTCATCAGGGTTGATGTCGCGTCCGTCAAAGTCCGGGTCAGTTTCGATCTCGACATTGACGATCCACCAGATCTCAATCTTTCGCATCAAATTCATGACGTCTTGCATTCTTTCCCTAAGCGCAAGGTTTTTGCCCGCCAGAACAACCTCTGGCAACTCATGAGCTAACGAGTTGCGTAATTGCCTGAGCTGGTCAAAGACATCAATATCGCCCTGATCAATTGCTTCCGCATCCTTAAGCCATACCAGTGATGCGTAAATAGGGCTTTTGTTAAGCGCGAGAACTTTTCGCTTATAATCTGGTGAGGTGGTTATTCCATCTTCAGTAAAACCGATGCAAAAGAAATCCTTTAACCGATCAACAATGGACGCCTTAAGCATTTCATAGGCCGTTATGTAAAGTGATGCAGAAATCAATCGTTCCTGCATTACAGCGGGAGTGAGTAAATCCTCCCATTGCTTTTCCACAGTCATATCGTGCTCACAGTTCAGATTTTATACGGGGTTCGGTACGCGTTGAGGGTAGCCCGCATGGTGCTAGAAACAAGGCAATGCGGTCAAAATAGATCATAGGGACGCGGCCACCGAATGGCCCATCGGGCGGGGCTCCACAGACACCGCTGACAGCAATTGCCACACCTGGTGCCTTTAACCAAGCTTCTGGTGCCCATTCCAATAAATATCAGAGACCACCTGGATTTGGCAGCGTGCTCACCGCCGTAGGACGCGTATTCAATGACACTCAGTGTGAGATCGTGAGGCTACAACCCTCATCGCAAATGCCTACAGCAACAAAAGAATCCCCCGGCTGCGCACCTCTCAGCCCACCAGTATCTTATCCCGGTCACCGCACGCAGTGACCAAGCTGAGCAGCCCGTAGCACGTGAAGTTGTACGTGCCTCTTTGATAGGACAGGCAGCTCCATGCCTGATGTTGATGGTAACTGTACGCCGGGTGCCCTCGGGCAAACCGGCATTGCAAAGCTCCTACTCGGTCCCATTACCGGCGTACAGTTACCATCTTTTTTCACCCCCGCACGGTTCCCTTAAAAGGGAGCGCCATAGCGATCAGCGTCATCCCCATCAGCCGGTGACCAATCCGGCATCCGCCTACCAAAACCTCTTCAAAAACACTACGTCGCCACGCGAGTCCGGCAGGATTTAAAGCGGCCAGCGGGTAACGTCGCGCCCGCGGAAAAATGTCGGACGCTTCCTTGATCTTCGGAAAGCTTTCACGCGTTTAACGTACGCGTTTAAAGACACCCGTTGTTACGTCATAACGGCTACAACACCTTGCGTCGTTACCTACGCGTGCGCCAGAATTCGCCGGCTTGTGCGCCTTGGGCCTGGGCTCTATCGTTTACCTGCCACTGCCCATCAGTGGTCGGGTTTAGTAGCCCATAGGTTTTTGGTGAGGTGCATGAGTTCCATTCAGTCAGGTCATTCTATTCCTGCACTTAATGGTGGTTGTGCGTAGGGCGCCCTTGGGCGCGCCGGTTTTTGCCAATTCCTCCGGTCTACTAACCTGCGTACAGCCGCCACCTTTCTTTTAGTAGAGAACGGTTGCGGCCTCACTTCAGGAATTGATCAATATGTTCAAGGTTACGCCCAACCCCCCGAATGCCAGTCCGGTACCCTACGACGTCTTTCGTGATCTTGACCCCAAGAAAATGAAAGAGGCGGCCGACCGCGCACTCAGCTTCTACCTCAACCCCGGGGCGTCGAAAACGCAGATACCGCCCCGCAAGGCCAGTGCCATTTTCACCATCGACGCAGCGGTGGATGACGAAACGTTGCTCGTCGAGGCCTGCGAATCGTTGGCAGCAGCCAGCGCCATAGTCAACGATCTCACCGACTTAACGGACGGCCCACGACGCCAAACGATGCTGGTGCTGCAACGGGTCATCATGTTGGGTGAGTTAGCGGTCAATCGCGTACTGGATAACCACAAGCCTGGGTAGTAGCCAGGCGGGTAGCGAGGGCGCTTGCGCCCTCGCTATAAAAGAACCACTCAATGGTCGCTACTGCAACCATAGCCAGCCTAACGCTAGGCTGGGCTTAGGAAGTTGCCCATTCGGTCGCGGCTTTGGCGCCAAAAACAACGGCTTTACTTAAGAAGTCAGACGCGAGCTCTTTGACCTTTCCGGTCAACCCTTCCTTCGTTGCACTGATCAACTCATCCCCCAAGGAAGTGCCTTTGTTTTCAAGGGCAGAAGGTAGTGCGTTGAGCAATTCCAAAGCGCGAGCAGTTAACGAGCAATTCAAAACCGTGCCATTGCTTACAGTGTTTCCCCTGCTCAGGTAGCCATGATCACCCAGCCACATAACGGTTGAGGTAAAAAATCGCAGGTCGAGAAATCGAGGAGCGTCAGAAGCAATCATCTGGTCAGCAAAGTCGTGAGCAGAGAGTTCAACGGGGACCGGAAACTCCTCATAAAGCTTGGCGAAAATTGCGCCAGCCAATGCGTTAAAACGCTCAATATTGGGTGCCGACACGCTAAACCTCCTGCTTTTTCTGTTTCGTAACACCGCCCACGTAGGCGCGCAAATGGACCCTTGCTGCGCTGATGGGGTTAAGCCCGCGAAGCTCCGTATAACGCTGGCTCTCATCAGGTAACGATACCGTCAATGTGTCGCCAAATACGCTGTACAGTGCGGTGTATTGCACACCGTCGATTTCAATAGTGAGTTCGTCTTCCATTACTGTCTCTGATCTTCTCGCTTTAGTTCATGAAGGGGCGCTCGTTCCCATAGAACCGGGAACGAGCGCATGCAATCAGTTCGTTTTTAAGCAGTCTGGCAAGCTGTTAAACATTTCCAAGCCATAGCTGGTCACTACGTATTCGTGTTCTCCACGGATAAGCTCTTCATCCTTAAGCCACTGAATACAGTCGTTTAAAAATGCCTCCTCAGCCGCAGGGATGTAGTAGAAAGATTCAGGGTCTGTCTCGCCTTGTGGGAAGCCAAAATCTTCCGGCCCGATGCCTCTGTACACCGGGCAAGCGTCGATTAACAAGCTCATTACTTTATCAATCAGATCGTTAAATTTTTCTCTGTTTGACTCACTCATAAATCCATTTTCCTTGTGTTTTCGGGTCTGGTTAACAGGTTCTAATGCAACCCGGATCCTCTCTTTAAATCCGATTAAAAGCCAGCATCGACGCCAAGCGACATCATCAGGGCTCTCAACCCGGAGCCTCCACAATGGCCGACGCACTCAGCTTCACCCTCAAATTCCCCTTCAACAGTGCCAGCGGCGAGCTGATCTCGACGCTGCCCATCAAACGCCTCAAACGCAAAGACATCAGCGCCGCTCAAGCCGTGACCAAAGAAGAAGGCGCCATGGAAGACATGCTGGTGGCCAAGATGCTGGGCATCACCCTGGAAGACCTCGGCGAGTTCGACATTGCCGACTCGTCGTTAGCCACCGAGGTGTTGCGGGAAATGGCAGCCGGTAGAGCCATTGCTGCAGTCCTGGGACGAAGCACTGCTGCTGGTGCTGAGCATGCAGCCGTCTGAAATTGCCCGGCTCGACATGGTCGAGTACTGGCGCTGGGTAGACGTGTGCAAGCGCGAGATCAATCGCCGGATCGAACTCGCCGAGCAATCGAGTAGCTGACCACCGTCACCAAGCCAACCACAAGCCCCGCCAGCAACGCGCCGCCCGCAGCAATAGGGGCGGCCGCCAGGGCCAGCAGCGGCAGCGCCAAACAAAACACCAGCACCGCCGCCCACACCGGCAAGTGAACCAGGCACAGCCAGGCAAGCCAGATCACACCGGCACCAATGGCCAGTGCATAGAGAAGCTTGGCGGTGCGTAAAGCGGCTTTTTCAAACATGCCCAAAGCGTAGCAACTATGGCTAACGAAGTCCTCGTCGGGTTAAAAATTGGAGCCGTTGTCTCTGGCAGCTTGAACGCCGCCTTCGGTTCGGCCAAATCGACCGTGCAGCAATTAGGTCGCGCCGTGGATGGGCTGGCGATCAAGCAACAGCAGATCGGCCACGAGCTGTCGGCGTCGTTGGCCCGTGGCGGCACGGGTGTCGAGCGCTTGCGCCGCCACTACGAAGCGGTGGGCAACACCCTTGATCAGCTCAAGGTTAAACAGGATCGCCTCACTGCCAGCATCGCCCGCGGTGAAACCCTGAAAACCAAACGTGGTGAATTGCGCGGCCAGGCCATGGAAGTGGCCGGCACCGGGGCGGCGTTGGGCGCGCCGATTTTTCAGTCGATGAAAACAGCCGTCGACTTCCAGGACCAGACCCGCGACATCGCCATCACCGGTGGCTTCGACCAGGCGCAAGAAGCCAATCTCAGCCATGTGATGCGCGGGGCCGCGTTGAGGTGGAATCAGACGCAAACCGAGGTCGCCAATGGCACGGCCATATTGATCGCGGGCGGCATTGCCAGCGCAAAAGAGCTGGCCGCCTACGCACCCGTCATGGCCAAAACCGCCACAGCCACCCGTGCCAGCATGAATGACTTGGGCTCAGTGGCCATCTCGCTCAACGACAACCTGGGCATTGGCGCCGCAGGCCTGGAGCGGTCCATGAACATGCTCGCGTTCGCGGGCAAAAGCGGCCAGTTCGAACTCGCCGACATGGCCAAATGGCTGCCGCAGTTAACACCCCAGTTTGCCGCCTTGGGCATTACCGGGGAGCGTGCCGTTGCCGAGATCGGTGCGTCCTTGCAGATCGCTCGTCGCGGGGCTGGCAGCAATGATGAGGCAGCCAACAACTTCAAAAACTTCCTCTCAAAGATCACCGCCCCCGAGACGCTCAAGTCATTTGAAAAGGCTGGCATCGATCTGAAAGGCAGCATGAAGAACCTGGTCAGCGAAGGCTTTTCGCCTGCAGAGTCGATGATCAAAATCCTCACCGCACACCTCGGCACAAAAGCCCCGGCCGCAGCTGCCGAGTACGGCAAGGCGCTGGACATTAAGGACGAGCAAGAACGACACATCGCACTGGCCCGGCTGGATGAAGCCTACAAACTCGGCGCGTTGTTCGCTGACCAGCAAGTCTTGTCATTTGTCCGCCCCGCATTGGCCAACCAAAAAGACCTGGGCGACATCAAGCAAGGCAGCAAAAGCGCCGCGGATAAAGGCGTGCTGGATCAGGACTGGGTCAAGCGCATGGGCAGTTCTAAAGAGCAACTGAAAGAACTGCGCAACAACCTGACAGACATCGGCATCTCGGTAGGCAACGCTTTGCTCCCCGCGATTGTCGACGTCAGCCGTGCAGTGGTCCCGCTCATGCGGTCGTTCTCGACCTGGGCAGAGCAAAACCCTGAACTCATCAGGGGCGTGGTGGGCCTGGTCGGCGGTCTGTTACTGGGCAAAATGGCCTTCATCGGCGTTGCTTATGGGGCCAACCTGGTCATGTCACCCTTTGTCGCCATGACCCGCACCATCACCACACTCTCTGCCAAATGGACGCTGCTGCAGGGGATGTGGCAGATGGGCAAGTTCACGCCACTGATCACCGGCCTAAGCCGCGTCGGCGGTGGTATGCGCACGGTGGCCAGGTACGGCGGGTTGTTCTTGCGCGGCCTGACCACCGCCTTGGGCGCACCGCTGATGATCATCGCCCGCGGTGGTGTGTTACTGGGCAAGATCCTGGGCGGTACCTTGTTGTTCGGGTTGAGACTCGCCGGGCAGGCTGTCCTATGGCTGGGTAGAGCCTTGATGATGAATCCCATCGGTCTGCTGATCACTGGCATCGCGGCGGCGGCGTACTTGATCTATCGCCATTGGCAGCCGATCAAAGCGTTCTTTAACGGCTTGTGGCAAGAGGTGAAAGTCGGCTTCAGTGGCGGCCTGTCGGGCATCCTCGCAGTATTGGTCAACTTCTCCCCGTTAGGCTGGATCTATCGCGCCTTTGCCAGCGTGATGAGCTACTTCGGCATAGAGCTACCGGGCAAGTTCACCGAGTTCGGCGGCATGCTGATCACGGGTCTGGTCAATGGCATCAGCAACATGGCCGGTGCCCTCAAAGACAGCATCGTGGGCATCGGGTCATCCGTTAAAGGCTGGTTTACCGAAACCCTCGGCATACAGTCGCCCAGCCGCGTGTTCATCGGCTACGGCGCCAACATCAGCGAAGGCGCCGCCATTGGCATCAGCGCTCAGGCAGGTCTGGTACACAAGGCCGCACTCGAGATGGCCGCGCAATCAAGCGTCGACTTTGCCCCGCCAAACACCCTCGGCATACAGTCGCCCAGCCGCGTGTTCATTGGCAACGGCGCCAACATCAGCGAAGGCGCCGCCATTGGCATCAGCGCCCAGGCAGGTCTGGTACACAAGGCCGCACTCGAGATGGCCGCGCAATCAAGCGTCGACGTTGCCCCGCCAAACCCGGCGCAGGTCTCCAAGGCAAGCATGTTGGGCAGCGCTCGGGGTACATCCCCAAGTGCAGGCCCTAGTGCGGCGGGCCAAGTGAATTTCCATTTCTCACCTCAAATCAACGTACCTGCTGGTGCGGACATGGACCCAATCAATCAAGGGTTGCAGGCCAGCTACACCGAATGGATGCGAATGATGGAGCGCTACATCCACGACCAGCGTCGCCGCAGCTATGGCCCATCCAATCAGGGGGGCGTCTGATGTTTGCCATCTTGGGCGATATCGAATTCACCGTGGCCGGCGGCATCAGTGGCATGGAACAAAGCGGCTCGGCCGACTGGGCAGAGCACGCACGTATCCAGGGCAAGCCCTTGCTGGAATGGATCGGTGAAGGGCTCGATGAATGCACCCTGACCATCGAACTGCACCCGGTGCTGGGCAACCCAGAGCAGCGCTTGAGGGCGCTGCGCCAGGCCAAAAGTCAGCATCAACCGCTGGCGTTTGTGATGGGCAGCGGCGAGTACCTGGGGGCCTACGTCATCACCCAAATGTCCAATGCAATTCGTCGTGCAACGGCCGTGGGCCAGATCAAGGCGGCCACGGTTCAACTGAGTCTCAAGGAATACACCGGGGCATTTACGCGCAAAGTCGCCCGGCCGGGCCTGCTCGATTCTGCCGTGAACGGTACATCGGCAGCCGCCGCCGGCAAGCCCGGTCTGATCTCGCGGCTGATGCCCACGCCCAGTACCGTCCAAGCGGTGATCGGTCACGCAAAAACAGCCGGCAATATCCTCAAGGCTGGCCAGAATGTGTATCAGGCAATCAAGAGCGGCAACGCCTCGATCGTCCTCGGCCAAGTTCCACAGTTGTTAGGCGTCACAGCCCGAGCCATAGCACCGCTGCAAGGGCTGAATTCAGCCGCCGGGTTACTCGAAGACGGCGCCGACCTGTCGCAATGGGCTGAAAGCGTAGTGGGCAGTGTGATGGGCGCTCGATCAGCCCTCAATCCGGTCGACCTGGGCAACATCATCGACCGGTTCACGTCATCTCACGAGTCGCTCGACCAGGCGCTCACCACACTACACAGCGCCCGTACCCGGCTGGCGGGGTTGGCAGGCCAAGTCTTGACGAGGAAGGCTTGATGTTTATCACCCATGTCACCACCGAAGGGGAACGTTGGGATCAGTTGGCCTGGCGTTACTACGGCGATGCTCATCGCTATTTACCGATCGTTCAAGCCAACCCTCAGGTGCCGATCACCGCCATCTTGCCGTCGGGCCTGACCCTGGCCATCCCCATACTCGAACCCGTGACCTCCGCTCAGGATCTGCCCCCATGGATGCGATAGTCCCCACGCAGGTGCCGCAAGCGCGCTTCGTGCTGACCTATCAACAGCACAACATCACCCGAAACGTCAGCCAGCATTTGCTCTCGGTGTCCTATGACGACTACCTCACCGGCCAAGCCGACAGCCTGGCCGTCGAACTGGAAGACACCGAAGGCAAATGGCGTGATCAGTGGTACCCAGGCCATGGCGATAGCCTCACCTTGTCCATGGGCTGGGAAGGTCAGCCACTGCGCGCCCTTGGCCGTTTCGAAATCGACGAAGTCGAACTCAACTGCCCACCCTCGACCATCACCATCCATGGCCTGGCCACCGGCATCAAAGCGGCGTTGCGCACACCCTCACACCACGCCTATGAAAACACCACGCTGCAGGCCATCGCCCAACAGATCGCAGCACGCCAAGGCCTGGAGCTGATCGGCACCATCCAACCGATTCGCCTCGACCGGCTGACCCAGCAAGACGCCGACCTGACCTTCCTGCACGACCTGGCGGCCGAGTACGACTACGCCTTCAAAATCACGGGCCATCGCATGGTCTTCCACGCCATCAGCGCGTTAGCCAAAGCGACACCAGTGGCAACGCTGGTACTCCAGGACCTAAGCAATGTGAACCTGCGCGACCAAATCAAAAACGTGCCCCAAGCCGTCGAGGTCAAACACAAAGACCCCGCCACAAAAACACTGGTGGCCTACAAGATCGAAAACGACCAAACCGTCGCGGTACCCAGCAGCATGAGCAAAACCACCACCAGCGGCGACACCCAAAAAAGCCGAAAACGCAGCGCCTCGACCGAAGAATCCAAAGCAAAAGCCCAAGCCGAACTGGCCAAAGCCAACCGCGAACGCACCACCGGCAACTGGTCAGCCATGGGCCGGCCCAACCTGGTCAGCGGCAACGTCGTCACCCTAGTTGCAGCAGGAAAACTCGGTGGCCGTTACCTCATCACATCCTCACAACACCGCATGACCCGCAACGGCTACACCGTAGGCCAATCAGTCAGCCGCGTATCCGCGCCCTGACAATGGAGAATCAAACAGATGGGCGTTGAACTCGAATACGGCGAAGTCAGCGCCGTGGACTATCCCACCTGCCGCATCCGCGTACGCCTGGACGACCGCGACGGCGTCCAGAGCTACTGGCTCAACATCCCCCAGCGCAACACCCAAGGCACACAACGCCGACCGTTGATGCCCGAACTGGGTGAGCAAGTCGCAGTGCTGCTCGATGCTGATGGTGTGGGTGGTGTGTATCTAGGTGGGATCTACTCAACCGCCGAACCACCGCCTGTTGTCGATGAAGACACGGACTATGTGCGATTCAGTGATGGGACGGTTTCGACCTACGACCGTAAGGCCGGGGTGATGACGCTGGATTGTGTGGGGGCTTTGCTGGTGAAGTGCGGGCGCAACATCACGGTTGAGTCGGGTGGGCCTGTGGTGGTGAAAGCGCCTTCAGCAACGCTGGACATCCCGCAGGTCACGTTGAATGGCAACCTGCAGGTGAACGGAGACATTGAGGCAACAGGGATGGTCATGGATTTGGGGGGCAATTCAAATCACCATAAACACTAAAATCCAGGGCCTCTGTCGCTAAATTCCTTCCATTTATCTTTCTTAAATGCAGATTTTAAACTGTCTTGCTGCTTGGTAAGAGTCTTCGACAGATCTGTGCCACTACCAATGCGTTTGAAGTGTTTGATGTCTTTTTCCATGGTGTCTTCTGACACCTGCCAAGCGCCGGCAGGGCCAAGAGCTGAGAGATCAAAATCCTTCTCCACCAAAGCTTGAAGCATTTGGGGGTATCGCTTGTAGTAAAAATCCCATGCGGTCAAAAACTTAACCCGTACAGTCGGGATGGCGTGCGAACGCATGGACGTGTGGATGTCTTTCAAAAAGCGAACCTGATATGGCACGTTTACAGCATAGTCCTCGCCGGGCATTCCCAAATCGAGTGGGTAGATCCCGGCAGCCCATTTGTTCAGCTTTTCTAGGCCGCGATTTAGGTACACAAAATCGAAATCAGAGCTAAACGGCGCGGTTCGGAAAAACTGGTTGTACTTCTGGCAATCCTTACTCATAAAGAGACCCAATGATGGGATTTCTTTCTCTGCGAGGTAGGCAGTGATAAGGGCACCACCAAAGAAGCATTCCACATTTTTCAACTGATAGTGGTTGAAGTCCCCCTGTACTAGAACCGCCCTGAAGAAAATATCTTGCCCCGTGAGTCTATGGTGCAAATCCTCTGCAAATTCTGTGAGCTGCCATACATAGTCTAGCCGCTCGTTGTCAGAGGAAGCGTCTTCCTTGTTGTAAACCAGAATGGTGTCAGAGAAGACGATGGTGCTGTAGCGCGTCTGACGATGTGCGTTTAGCGTGTCCAAGATGGAGTAAACCCGAGCTACCTTCCGGGGCTCGTTGAGGGTCATTTCTTTGAACCCAAGAATGTCAATGTACAGAAGAAATTTGCTCATTCCTTGACCTTGTATGTACTAGAGAGCTTATGCGGATGACCGCTGCAGGGGCTATTCATCACTTACGTTTTGAGGGGCGACAGCCTTGAACTTTGCCGATCCACGCCCCTGATGCTCTGATAAAGGCTCGTCACAATGCCTGAGCACCTCGCCGGTTAGCGGGTCAGTCACAATTTCCAAGTAGCGGTCGTTGTCCTTGTCCAGGACTCGTTCCTTGTTCACATATCGGCCTAAACGGACACTGAGCTCTTGGCCGGACTTAAGATGGAGTCTCAGCTTCTTTTTCCCAGTCAGACTCGGTTGCTTCAGCTTCGCATCAATCATTTCGATGACGGGAGCAACAACGGTGTCTGAAACCTCAAGTTGAATAGTTCGACTCATCGAACCACATTCAGGACAAGGGTCTCGGTCTGGCTCGCTTGCACGTTGATTCAGTTCCGTTCCACAGTCGCCACACTTAACACTTTCGGAATCTACTGGCATTTTGCTTTCCTGTTCGGTCTTGCTTCGATATTAATCTGATATTCGTTGCTTCTGCTTATCTTTAAATGTGATTAAAAGCCGTACCTTTCCGATTCGCACACCATGTGCGCATGACAATGCCCATCCCCCACACCAGCATCACTGCCGCCCACTGGCAGCCCGCACTCGGTACCTCCGGCGAGGTGGTCGAGGGCCTGCGCGATATCGACCAGGCCATCCGCATCATCCTGAGCACGCCCAAGGGCAGCGATCCCCATCGCCCAGAGTTTGGCAGCGACCTACACCTGTACCTCGACTGGCCCAGCAATCGCGTCACGCCACACCTGGTGCGCGAAGCCGTCGACGCGATTCGCCTCTGGGAACCCCGCGTCTCAGTAGCTCAGGTGCAAGTCCAGATCTATGCAGCGCAGATCATCGTGCAGGTGCAATGGCGCGTAGCCGGCGAAGTGTCCCAGTTGACCGAGGTGCCGTATGCGCGAGCTACCTAAACCCGAATTCATCAACATAGACCCCGCCGCGCTAGAGGCCCAACTGATTGCCCGCTACGAACAGAAGTCAGGCAAAACCCTATACCCGGCCCAAATCGAACGGCTATACATCGACCAGATCGCCTACGCGGTGTCCCGATTGCAGATGGGCATTCAGAATGCCGGCGAACAGCTGCTGGTGCGATTCGCCCGCGGCCCGATCCTCGACTACCTCGGCGAACTGGTCGCCACGCCCAGACTGCTGGCACAGGCCGCCCGTTGCACCTTGCGCTTCAGCATGCCCACGGCAGTGACACAGCCACTGCTAATCCCGATCGGCACGCGGGTCAGCACTCAGGATGCCAAGCTGACTTTCATCACAGATCTGAACGTAGTGGTAGCCGTCGGCCAAACACAAGTGAACGCGACCGCGACATGCCTGACCGCCGGCGAACAAGGTAATGGCTGGACCATCGGCCAGATCAGCACGCTTAGCAGCTCACCTGTACCAGGCCTGGCGGCCAGCAACACAACGGTCACGGCCAATGGAATTACGGATGAAGATGACGACCGCTACCGCGAGCGAATCATCCTGGCCCCCGAAGCCTTCAGCAACGCCGGCAGCCGCGCCGCGTATCGCTACCACACGCTGGCCGTTCACCAGTCCATCATCGACGTCGCCGTACATGGCCCAGATGAAGGTCAGCCGGACGGCCACGTCGCGCTGTATCCGCTGACCATCACCGGTTTGCCGACAGACGATCTACTGCAACGCATAAAAGATCAGGTCAGCGGCGAAAAACTCCGTCCACTGTGCGACACGGTCAATGCGTTTTCGCCGACCGAGGTCGGCTATCAGATCAAGGCAAACATCACGTTCTACGCTAACGCAGACCGCAACGGCGCCATGGCAGCCGCGCAAGCCGCCGCACACGCCTATGCAGTCGAATCTCGTGCCGGACTCGGGCGCGATCTGGTGCCAGAACAACTAACCGCGTTGCTTCAAGTTGCCGGTGTGTACCGTGCCGATCTGAAGCTACCGTCAGGCCTGCGCGAGTTGCAAAGCAATGAATGGGCGAACTGCTCATCCATCCAACTGATCGATGCCGGGGTGACCCATGGCTGATCAGCCACTGCCACCCGCATTGGCCGGTGATGAACGCTTTTCGCTCCTCTGTGAGCTGCTCGACCAGGCATTAGCCGACCTCGATCTCAACGTGATGCTGGTTTACCTGATCGACCTGGTGAAACCCTCGCTACTACCGGCGTTGGCCGACCAATTCTCGCTCCTCGACGAAGCAGCCTGGGAGCTGGCCGAATCCGAAGAAGCCAAGCGCAACTTAATCAAAAACGCCGCCGAACTGCATCGTTTCAAGGGCACGCCCTGGGCGATTCGCGAGGTCATCCGTTTGCTGGGCTTCGGTGAGGTCGCCCTCCAGGAAGGGCTAGACGCTCAGCCGGGCGCAGCGTCATCGGCCTGGCCTTTGTACCGGGTCGTTCTAAAACGCGTCATCACCAACGATCAAGCGGTGCTCCTGCGCCGCCTTCTACTGTCCGTCGCCCCGGCACGTTGCCGCCTGGTATCACTCGACTATCAGTCAGTTGCCATTCGCTACAACGCAGTCGCGCGCTACGACGGCCAATACAACCATGGGAGCAGCTAATGGCCGATCTACCCGAATCCCCCGACTGGGCGCCTGGCGTCTACCAACTCGAAACATCCGACCCGGTACTGGGCGGACCCGAAGGCATTACCAACCTACCGGCCAAACAGCTGGCGAACCGGACAAGCTGGCTAAAGAAAAAAATCGATGCATTCCTTGATGGCAGCGGCATTTCCTTTGCCAGCCAGCGTGAAGCAGAGAAAGGGTCTGATACCAACAAGCCAATGAATGCACTCAGAGTGTTCCAAGCGATCGGCGCCAAGGTCGTTCAGGCAACAACAAGTGCACCGGGCATCGCACGGATTGCGACACCCATCATGGTCAGAGCGGGCACCGATGAGCACACGATGGTCACGCCGCAAACGCTCGCAGCCATGTTCCCGTTCCGTGGCCGGATGGTCTATAGCGTGCCTGGGGTATTCACCTGGGACGTACCCACAGGCGTAACCAAAGCATGGGTGGTTGTCATTGGAGGCGGTGGTGGTGGGGCTCGATTTGCATTAATTCCGGGGCCCTCTGGTGGATCGGGTGGAGGGATAGCCAGAAAGCTTTTTGACCTACGCGGCACAACCTCGGTGACGATCACGGTGGGCGCAGGCGGTGCAGGCGCTTTAGTGGATGGAAATAGAGGGGCCGACGGCGGCGCCTCCTCATTTGGCACCGCCTTAGTGGCTACGGGTGGGTCTGGCGGTTTGATCGATGGCAATGCACCACACGGGGGGAAAGGTTTTGGTGGCGATGAGAACCACTGCATAGGGCTTGCCGGCCACGCCATTGGTGCTGCCAACAACAAAGGTTTTCTCGGGGGCGCTGGCGGCGGTGGCGAGTCCGGGCCTACGTGGAATGACAGCCGCAAGCCCCTGACTCCGGGACATGGTGGCGGTGGACGTGGTGGCAGCGCGGCGCCAGATGGCGCAAATGGCCAGGTAACAATTCAATGGTGATGACCATTAAGGTATGAACTTAAAACACAACAGTGGCCGTTGCGTTGGTTGAAGGGAGCTACGCAGTGGCCATGCCCGATCAGGTGTGGCAGACAACGCAAAGGGGCGTAACCATGCAGGAAATCCGCTGTGGCGAATGCCACCGCAAACTCGCCGCCGTCCGCGGCTTCATCGAACTACAAATCAAGTGCCCGCGCTGCCGGACACTCAATCACCTGAAGGCCCCGAGCCTCCTATCCGAATGCCCTGAGCATCTGCCCATAGAAGCGCAGATATGCCCCAGCCCACCATTGGAAGCCTGTTCGCAGGCATAGGAGGTTTTGATGTCGGATTCGAAAACGCAGGCTACCGCACCGCCTGGCAAGTGGAACTCAACCCCGTCAACCGGGCTGTCCTTGCCGATCGATTTCCACACGCCGTCCAGTTCGAAGACGTCCGCCACTGCGGCGCACACAACCTCCGTCCCGTCGACGTCATCACCGGCGGATTTCCCTGCCAAGACATCAGCCTTGCCGGCGCCAGACCCAGCAACAAAGAAACCCGAGGCCTGCGTGGCCAACGCAGCGGCCTATTCTGGGAAGTCATACGAATCCTCAAAGAGACACAACCTCGCTGGGTGGTGCTTGAGAATGTCGTTAACCTGCTCGCTATCAACGATAGCCAAGACTTTGAAACAGTCATCCGGGCCCTTGCGGAATGCGGGTATGTGGGATTCTGGCGAGTGCTTAATGCTCAATATTTCGGAGTCCCCCAGCAACGTCGTCGCGTATTCCTGGTCGCAGGTCATCGACAAATGCCCCCCATGGAGCTGCTGGCTGACGCTGCGCCAGTGGAAGCAATACCTCCAGCGTCTAGCAAGATCGCGTGGCCACGCCCAGCGGATGCATGGGCTGCCAATACTTTATTGGCAAACAAAGCAGGCTCCCAAATCGCTATGGGCTGTACCACTTTCATCGCTCAACCGAACGGATGGCATCAGATGGCTGAGCGGCAGCGAGCGTCTGAAAATGATGGGCTTTGCCTCGGACTGGATGCGTCCAACCTTGCAGAGGCTTTCGCTGCCGGAAACGCCGTCGTTACGCAAATCGCGCAATGGATCGCCGAAAAGCTAA